TCCGCTCGACGCCCTGGGAGTTGGTCAGGGTGTCGTGGGTAAATACGCCTTTCAGGTCGTCCACCACGGCGTCCAGCAAATTTTCTTGTGTCACATGAAAGCGCCCCCTTGCAAAGTCGTGTTTTGTAACTTATAATCACTTATGTGGAAATAATCAGAAAAACGTGGCAATAATCAGAAACGGAGGGTACAAAATGAAAGATGAAAAGTCCACGACATTTGAACAGGGCGGGGCCATATACACCCGCTCGGTTTCAAAGTCATTCCGGCTTTTGTGCCATGTGCTTGGCGCTGTCCTGGTCGTCCTGGGTGTTCTGCTCGCACTTGCTTTTCCTCCCGTCGGGATCGTCTTGGTGATCCTGGGGCTTTTGATGTTTTTCAAACTGTCAAAGCGGGAGGAAATAAAGTTCGTGTCTTTTGCCCGCCCAACACTTTCAGGCTGCCGCACTTTTGGGAGTTGGAATGAACAGGTACACCGTGGTGCGGCACAGTCTGATCGGTTTGAACGGGCTTTGCATGACGGTATTGCAATTATTGGGTATAACGCAAAAACCGGGGTTGCCACGATCAGCGGATCCACCGGGAACAAATACACCACAACGCTGGACTATTGCTCATGCGAGGATTTTTCAAAGCGGAGTAAACCGTGCAAGCACATATACCTCCTTGCCTCTCAAATGGGATTTTCCGGCGACGATTTTTATAATTGAACATTTCACGGCCCCGAAAGGGGCCGTTTTTTATGCCCTCTGTGCCAGGACTTTTTCCACCTGCTGCTGGATGTGCTTTTGCAATATGCCGTAGTAATCCAGTTCCGCCTCCTCGTAGCTTTTGCCGTACAGGTGCGGCACAGCTGGGGCCAGCAGTTTTTTGATCGGCAGGCGGTCCTCTGTCCGGCGCTGTACGATTGCGGTGTGTCCGCTCCTGAAAGTGGTTTCAAAGGCTTTCCGCCCCTCCACCTCCAACGCGGTCAGTTTGCTTTCGTTCAGCACTTTCAACATGGCCGCCGTGGCGCTGTCGTTCTTCCGGGTGGTGTAGGCCATAACCTCCATCATTCCGCCCTTAGAGATCAGCACAGCGGCAGGGTCGGCGCCCGTGGCCTTTTCCAGGTACATGGCGCCCTTGCTCTTGTCTTTTAGGATCCTGTCGTCGGTGATGGCATATTTTTTCCTGGCCTGCTTTCCGATCTTCCGCTTGATTTCGTTGGCGGTCAGGTTCATGGCTCTGGCCAGCACCGTGGGGGCCTTTAATTGGGTCGGCAGATCGTTCAGCTGTCGGACGATCTTCTGGATCTCTCCGTCAACGTCGATTTGCAGGATCGCCCCGTTTTCGCTCACGATCTCACCGCCTCCAATTCAATGGCCAGCACTCCGGCCTCCTCGGTGCTGTCTTTGACCTTGTATTGCCGCCCGTCCAGGGCCAGCATGGTGCCAATGGCTGGGCGGGGTCCAAACTCCGCCCGCGCCACATAGATCAGGCGCCTTGCCTTATAGGTCCCATTCAGCGGCGCCCCCAGCAGTTTGGATTTATCCCGCTCCAAAAGTTCGTTGTCGTCCACCACCACCGTCATTTCCTTGCCGTTGACGGTGTGGGCGTCCGCAAACTCTTG